GGTACTCGGCAACCGCCAGCAGCATCGCCGCGAGCGCGCGCAACTCGTGGGCCGGCTCATATCCATCGATCTTGATTCGCATCGCAGTGTGACTCCCGTCGTGGTGTGATGGCGCGAAATCTAGCAGGATGCTGCCACCAGTTACGCGGAGCACGTCACGAAATGAGTCAAAGGAACGAACGGCACGCGGCAAAGTTGGCGGGACGCGCCCGCAACCTGCAGATTATGCCGCGCGAGGAGAACCGCCGTAAAAGCAACAAAGTTTGGCCGGACATGCCATGATTACTCTCCGCCCTTACCAACAGGCGTGGGTCCGGGATATTCGTACCGTGTGGGAAAACGGAGCACGTAACGTCATAGCCACGATGCCTACGGGGGCTGGCAAAGGTCCTACTCTTACCCGCATGGTGAAGGAGGCGGACTGCCCCGCGCGCGTCGTCGCGCACCGCGGCGAACTGGTGCTGCAGCTCTCCCTGTCCTTGAACCAAGACGGGGTGCCACATGGTATCGATGCGCCCGCGCCGCTCGTAGCGGAGATTTGCAGAGCCCACCACGATGAGCACGGGCGGAGCTTTTATAAGCCGAGGGCGCAGGTTAGGGTCGCGAGCGTTCAAACTCTCGCATCGCGGGGTGAAGACGCCTCCGCGGCCGAAAGGGTGCGCCTACTTGTTGTTGACGAGGGCCATCACGTCGTGGTCGGCAACATTTGGTCAAAGGTTGTGCAGATGTACGCCAATGCCAAATGCCTGTTCCCGACGGCGCACGCGATCCGTGGTGATAGCAAGGGGCTCGGCCGCGATGCGCATGGGCTCGCCGATGCGTTAGTGCAAGGACCGTGCTTCCGCGATCTGATCGAGCAGGGCTACCTTTGCGATTACCGCCCTATCGTAGGCAGGAATACCGTCGACACTTCGAGCGTCCCAGTGGGGACAACGGGCGACTTCAATCAGAAGAAACTGCGGGTTGCAACCGCCGCCAGCAAGCAAATTGTCGGCGACGTTGTTTCCCACTACGTAAAGTTTGCAGGCGGTAAGCTGGGGATCACGTTCTGTGTGTCAATCGAAGAAGCCGAGAAGATTCAGCAAGCTTACTCGAGAGCTGATGTGCGGGCGGAAATCATCACGGGTGAGACTCCTACCGGGGTGCGCACCAAGATTATGCGCAAATTCCGTGAGCGTGACATCCTCCAACTCCTTAGCATAGACGTACTCGGGGAGGGCGTAAATGTACCGTCCGTTGAGGTCATCAGCATGGCGCGCAGCACTGCCAGCTTCCAAGTGTTCGCGCAACAGACGGGGCGCGGCAGCCGGGTATCGGTCGGCAAAGACTGGCAAGCAGTGTGGGACGACATCGGGCCGGAGGGTCGCAAAGCTGCGATTGCCGCGAGCGACAAACCCAAATTCGTCCTGATCGACCACGTTGGCAACGTCGAGCACCACGGGTTGCCATGCGTGCCGCGCCGCTACTCGCTGGACACGCGCGAGGTGACCCGCAAGAAGAAAGCCGAGGACGAGGTGCAGATACGGGTGTGTCTGAACGCCGAGTGTCTGCTCCCGTACCCGCGCGAGCTCGACTGCTGCCCTCTTTGTGGCACGGTCAAACCGCCGCCGGTCGCGCGCAGCGCGCCGGAATTCGTTGACGGCAACCTGTTCGAGCTGGACCCCGAAGTGCTGGCAGGTATGCGCGAAGCGGCCATGCGAGCCCTTGATTTGCCTACGTTACCAGTCCACGCGGGTCCGGCCGCCGTGGCCGGATGCAAGGCTCGACATCGCGAGAAGGTTGACGCTATCGTGGCTCTCAAGGATACCATGGCGCTTTGGGCGGGTTGGCAACGGACCCTTGGCCTCAATGACGGCGAGGCCATGAGTCGTTTTTGGCTGCGCTACGGCGTGACCGTGCTGCAGGCCCAGTGTGTGACGCGCGCCGCAGCGGATGACCTGCGGGAGCGCATAGAGTCGGACCTGTCTTCCCACCACGTGGTCAAAGCCGAATGAAAGCCAAACCGGATGACGAAGTAAAGCTTGTCGTGTGTCTATTTGCCGGGTGCTACATGCCTTACCCGGCATCGATGCCCTGCTGCCCGACGTGTGGGTACCCGAAGGTGATACGAGATGGTCGAAAGGTGATCGCACGGGCACGCAGGATATGAACCCCCTGCACCAATGGGTCGCTGACTGGATACCGGCCGATCTGCGCGCCGCGGCGCTGGCTGACTTGCAGCAGCGACTCGCTCCGCCGGCACCGGTCAGCGACGCCAAGCCTATGAGCGAAGCCGCAGTGTCGAATACTGTACGCCTCGCTGCCGCCGCTCGCGGCTGGCACTTGTGGCGCAACAACAATGGTGCGATGCAAGACAAGACCGGCCGCGTCGTGCGCTACGGGCTGGCCAATGAGTCCAAGCAGATGAGCGCCGTCGTCAAGAGCGCCGACCTGATAGGGTTCACCGACAGCGGACGGTTTGTCAGTATCGAGTGCAAAGCACCGGGAGCGCGTACCGACCCCGACCGGCTTGCGGCACAGGAACGCTGGCGCGACCTGGTGCTGGCCGCTGGCGGGATCGCGTGCATAACTGACGGAGAGCTACCGTGAAGTACATGGGGTCAAAAGCACGCCACGCGGCAGCCATCGGGGCAATCCTGCAGCCGTTGGTATCCGGGGCGACGGCCTTCGTCGAGCCGTTCGTCGGCGGGGCGTCTATTACGAGCGTCATATCCCACCCGGTCCGTCTCGCGTCGGACGTAGACCCCGACTTGATCACCATGTGGAGAGCTGTATCCGAGGGTTGGATGCCGCCCGAGAGTGTCTCAGAACAGGATTACGATTCGTTGCGGCGGGCGTCAACAACGCCGAGCGCTCTGAAAGGGTATGTCGCATTCGCGATGTCCTACGGCGGAAAGAAATGGGGCGGTTATAGGCGTGACTCGGCCGGGGTACGGGACTACGGTGCGGAGGCATACCGGGCCGCCGAAAAGCAGTTCCCGAAACTCCGCGGGGTGCGCTTCTCCGGTTGCGCTTACGACAAGATTGAGGTGCCGCCCGGGTCCGTAGTTTATTGTGACCCGCCATATGCGGGCACAACTGGTTACTCGGTAAAATTCGACTCCGCGGCCTTTTGGGGGTGGGTGAGGTCAATTAGCACGAGCGCAATTGTGCTGGTATCGGAGTACGCGGCTCCGCCGGATTTCTTAGCTATTTGGGAAAAACCCGTCAAGTCAAGTTTGACTCGAGATACCGGCGCTCTAAGCGCAACCGAAAGGTTGTTTATCCGAGCTGCCGCATGAGTGCTATCGGCGCGACCAGCCTCGAGCACCTGCGCGCGGAAGCGATCTGGATACCAGTGAAGATCGTCCCGAAGCGAGGCAAGCCTGGGAAGACCGACAAGATCCCCGTCAACGCGGGCGGTTACCACGTGGATGCGCAGAATCCGGGCAACTGCATGAGTTGGTGGGAAGCCGACTGCATCCGCGCCGCGCTACCTGGCACCATCGGCATCGGGCTGGTACTGCGCGCGGGGTGTGGATTGTTCTGCGTGGACTTGGACGAGTGTATCCTACCCGGCGGCGGGCTAACCGACTTCGCGCTCGGGATTATCGAGGCATTCCCCGGTGCGGTCATGGAGCGCAGCCACAGTGGGCGAGGCCTGCACCTGTGGGGGCACGCCACGGTGCCCGCGCACCGGTGCCGTTCCGACCGCACGCCCGGTATCGAAATGTACACCGACGGCCGCTTCATCCTCGCGACCGACGACATCCTTACCGGTTGGATGGACGACCACTCGACGGCATTCGAAGCGATCTCGACGGCACTGTTTGGCGTACAGGCAGCATCCGTACTGTTCGATTGGTCCGACACCGGCAGCGGTGACCACCTGACCGATGAGCAGATCATCGCGCGCACGCGCGCGCACCGAATCGGCGATCAAGGCAAGAGCGGCCGGATCCTGTGGGACGGTGACGCGGACGAGCTGGCGCGTCACTACCCGCCGACCGGCGAGGGCCAGTACGATGCCAGCTCGACGGACCTTGCACTCGCCACGCTGCTGATGCAGCACACCGGCAACAACGCCGAGCGCTCCGCGCGTATGCTCGCCGAGTCGGGTCTGGCGCGCGACAAGCACGCTCGCGAGGACTACATGGAGTGGACGATTCAGCGTGCATACCGGGAACCGCGCACGCCTACGGTACGGCCGGAGGAGCTACCCTGGACGGGCACGGTGCCCGTGATTGTAGCCCCTGAGACACCGACACCTGCGGATCCGCTGCCCTTAGTAGCCCCCAAGCTACAGCCGCTCCCTCCGAAGTACGCGGTGCCGGAATGGCCCCCCGGCCACTACCTCCAGGCTGCCGAGATGGCGCAGCACTTCGCAGGCTGCGTTTACGTCACCGAGACGGACGAGATCTACATACCTGACGGTCGCACCCTAACCGAACGACAATTTAATGCTACGTTCGGCGGGCGTGGCTGGACGTTCCAGATAACGAGCGACAACAAGGTAACGCGCAAGGCGTGGGATGCTTGTATCAACGGCGAGGTATGGACGTGCCCGCGCGCCGAGGATACCGTGTTCAACCCCTCCATGTCGCCGGGTGCAATCCTCGAAGGCAAGGTGAACACGTGGTTGCCGCCACGGGTGCGGGCTGAAGCCGGCGACGTCTCACCCTACCTTGACCTGCTGCGGCGCCAAATCCCGGACGAGCGGGACAGGCGCATCCTGCTATCGTGGATGGCGGCATGCGTGCAGCACCGCGACATCAAGTTCCGCTGGTCTCCGTACCTGCAGGGGATCAAGGGGAACGGCAAAACGACGCACATGGACATCCTCGAGTACTGCATTGGTCTGCGGTACACGTGCCGGCCGAAGCCGAAGAATCTCGGCAAGCAGTTCAACGCGATCTTTGACCGCAAGCTGCTGGTGTGCGTCGATGACATTAACATGGCAGGCCACAACGCGCTGTGGGATGAGTTGAAACCAATGGTCACCGGTGGCGTGATGGAAATCGAGCGCAAGGGGGTTGACAGCTCCACGGTGCGCGGCATGCGTAACAAGTACATCTTCACCTCGAACGAGCAGGCCGGCCTACCGGTGACGGCCGATGAGCGCCGCATAGCTCCCTTCTTCACCGCGCAGCAGCTCCCTGAGGACTTGGCCCGGGACGGACTTGCGGGCGATTACTTCGTGCGCTTCCACCGATGGCTCGGCGGCGACGGCGGGCACGAAAACGGCCTCGCCATCGTGGCGCACTACCTACTCACCTACCCGATCGACCCGGAGTTCAACCCGGCCGGCGAGTGCCAGCGCGCCCCGTGGACCACGAGTATGCAGCGCGCCATCGACAAGAGCCGCACCGGCATCGAGCGGCACGTGCACGACGCGCTCGAGGTGACGCGCGAGCTCGGCGCAGACGGTGTTATCCGCCCACTCGCCGTGCAGATGCTCTACCGCAAGCACAACGTGCGCATGCCCGACATCGGTGAGATAACCGCCCTACTGAGCGCGTTCGGCTGGCGCCGCTATGACGACACGGGCGGACCACTGTGGTGCCGGACCGTTAAACTGTGACGTGCCGCTATTGCTTTGGTGCGGCGCTACTCCGTACATTCTGACCACGCAAACAACCGGAGTCACCCTGCGATGAACACGAGCCTAAGCCAAATCAAAGCGTTTCACCCATGCGCCTCCGGTTGGAAGACCCTGTTGACACATCTCGGAAAGTTGGGCCTTGATGACGAGGCTTTGTCGCTCAAAACCATCCTGGAATCGAACGGCCTGGACGATGCTCTCTGGGCGCTACGTTCGTGCCCAGAGGCCCTGCCGCTTATCGGCGCGTTTGCTTCGCGGTGCGCCCAAAGAGCAAAAACCTACGCCGGTTACGCCGCCCGCTACGCCGCCGCCGCCGCCCGCTACGCCGACGCCGCCGGTTACGCCGCCGCCGCCGCCCGCTACGCCGGTTACGCCGCCCGCTACGCCGCCGGTTACGCCGCCGACGCCGGTTACGCCGCCGAACGATTAGAACAGGAGTCTGATTTTCTAGAATTGTTTTGCGGCGAGCCGAGAGTCGCTAAATAATAAAAAGGGCCGGTAACACCGGCCCTTCTCCTCGGCTAAACCGCCGGATGCTTGCGGATCCACTCCGCATGGAACCGGGCGGCGTTGCTGACGCTGCCGGCAGGACAGTGCACCTGCAGGTCGCGCCCAGTCTGCTCGCACCGTATCACTACGGTGGCGTCCCACTGGCAAAACTGAGCGGCCTGCTCGAACGCCGACCCGTCCGCTATCTCCCGTTCGCTCGCGAGAATGAACGCGACGCAGTGGATGTTCATGCGCGCGCTCCGCTGCCCTGGGTTCCGACGTGGGTCCGCTGCAAGCGATGGCTGACCACCCGGACCCCCGGCTGCGGTGGCGGCTCGCTGTTACCATCAGCCAATGCGTCCAGGCGGGCGGACAGTGCCTCCACGGCCTGCTCGAGCAGATCCCTTGCTACGGCAGGGTCTTTCGTTGCGGCCCGCTCCGCCACGCGCTCGATGCGCGCCAGCGCCAGCAGCATGGTGCGCTCAGCCCGCGTCGTTCCCGCGGGAACCTCCGGCCCTTCCGGCCGCAGCTGCCGGCGCGACACCTTGCCGGGCACGAGGGCCATCATGTCGCCGCCCGACTCCACGTATTTGCGGAGTGCGCTGGCGCTGGTGCGCGCGAACCCGCAGCGGGCCGCCAACTGTCGAGGCGTAAGCGTCTCTCCGCGTGCGGCACCACGCTGTACGGCTGCGTACGATGGCTTGTAGGCTGCGTCGATCGCTGCCAGTACGTCAGCCTCGGTCAGAGCGGCTGCGCGCTTGCTGCGCCTACGCAAGATCGCCTGCACCGATGCGATAAGGGTCTGCAGGTACAGCCCGGCGGACTCTTGGCCGTCAATTACCGCGCGGGCCAGCTGCTCTACCTGCGCGTGTGTTGCGGCGTAGCGGGCGGATTGGATGGAAGCGTGTAGGGATTGGGTAGTCACGGTTGGTCTCTCGGTTGGTGTCGGTCGGGGCAGGCCGGATTGCCTGCCGTGTCATAACGACTGAGAGTATCCCTGAGTTCCCGTTAGGTGTAAAGATGTACTTATGGGCAGGATGGGACTACCTACGCGTGGTCGTCCAGTAGCTCAACCAGTCCCATTGCCTCAAGCTCTACCAATTCCAAACCGAGGGAGTGCAACGTCGCGATGCCTAGCGCTTGACCGGCCTTAGCCATGTAGTACGGGGCCATCTCCTTACCTTCGCGCCAACACGTGGCGATCTCAACTCGTTCGGCCGCAACCGCCTCTTTAGTAGGCCAACGATCGAACCCCAGCCAACGGTTCTCGTCACGCAGATCCTGGTGCTGTGCGGTATGCTTAGACCGTTGGGCCGCGCGCAAAGCCAGACGAGGCGTTCTGTGCTCAGACACCACTTCACCGGTCCGTGTATCGATGACCCGGAAGTACCGCTTCCCCTTCACGGTTGCACCTCGGCAGGGAATAGGGCGGCAAGCATTGGTAGCTCACCAATCAGATTCTCCACACTGACCCTGGCCGTGCGCAGGGCGCGACCCAAGAAGACGAACTGAGAGATGTCCGCCGGGGTATCCGCAGGCTCCCCGTCGCGCACATCCGCCAGTATCGCTTGGGCGTACAGCGGCAGTCGCGCGTTCATCCTGCGCGCCTCGGCGTAGGTCGGCGCAACGGCGGTCATGTCGATCGGCTGGCCGTAATGCGGCACCCAGAAGTGCGCAGGCTCCATGCGGCGCGCGTTCTTCTCCTCACTGTTGACGCAAGACTTGCACGAGCCGTTGCACGTGTAGCGCTCATCCACGTGGCCATTCTTGCATGGCCTGCCAGTCATGTACGAGTCGATCATCAAGCGCTTGGCATCAGCCATCGAGGGCGGTAGCCGTTCGCCGGGGCCCAGGCGCCTGCGCTGATTCTGGGACAGCCGCGGCGAGTTACCGCGATTCACACGGAGCCTGCAGTCATCGCATGCGCCGCTATCGGTACGGCGCCAAGCAAGGTGCCCGTACTTGCACGGGCGCCCAGTGTAGAACTTCGGCATGCCTGCGGCCTTGGCGGCGGCACGGTTGGGCGGAGTTTCAGTTATCACGTTCATCTCCTACTAGACTGAGGACTAACAACTACCCGGGGTATGCTACTAGCCATACCTTTGTATGTATAAGGTATATACACTAGAAAATAAAGTCAAGGGGGGTATATAAGGTAGGGTAGGTATGAGTCTCAAATCAAGGTAGATCCTAACCGCTATCGTTATTGTCAAACCGACCCGACTTATCCTCCCATGCCACCGTTGACAATTTGTTGACGTTTAATCTTGTGACGTGGAGCACGCCTCGCACCCTCATGTTGCGCCGCGGCCGTGCCGTCACATTACGTACACCAGGTAGGAGCGCACCGTGGCAATCATCACTCGGCACAAACAGTACGGCTGGAACGTTAAGCTCGAGGGCCTGCCGCACGTGTGGTTCGGCGAGCGTGATGCTGCGCTGCGCTGGATTAGCAGCGTGGATGCGCAGCGCTACATTTGTGACGCACACCCCTTGCGCGCGTGATTAGATTTAGATAGATTAATAACACACACACACCAACCGGAGATGAACATGGCCAAGAAATCCGCCCGCACCACGACCTTCCTGGTTGACGGCGCCGACTACTTCGCTGCTGCGCTGGACACCGGCGGCATCCGGGTCGGCCTGAAGAACGCGGCCTGTATCGACATTCCCGCCGGTCACAAGTTGCTTGACGCGGCAGCAGCGATCACGACTGAGGCGGAAGCGGACGAGTTCTTCAGCCAGCACTATTCCTAACTGTGACGCATGCCTCTTGCACGGGTGATTAGATTTAGATAGATTAGCACCCGTCGACCACACTCACCGAACCGAATCCGAACATGACGTCCACTACCCCCGCACAGATCCTCGCCAGCGCCGAACTGGAACTTGCCCGCACCGTAACGACCGAAGCCACGTGGTACTTCGCGGCTGAGTTCTGGCAGACCAACGTCGATCTAGGCGCGTCGGCCCAGCCCATCGTGGACCGCATATTGCTACTCGAAGCCCGCATGCAGCGCGATCACGGGTGGACCCGCAAGTGCGGACCGGCCGGTCTGGTACCGCCGCAACAGTCGGGACGGGCGCTGAGAATACCGCCGAAGCCTCCGTTCACCGTAGTTACGGTGCGCGGCGGGACGAAGCGTTACGCCTCGTGGCGCTCGGCCATCGCTGCTGCCAAGTGGGGTAGCACCCACGTGACGGACGCTGACGGCGTGGTGATCTGGTCCCCGAAGTCACAAGGAGCAGGCAAGTGAAAACCGTAGTACAGCGATACCATTGGTTCTGGTGGCACGTTTGGCGGCTCAACGGGCGGGTTGCACGCTTGACGGGCTGGCGCGTCCACCGACGGCTGGACGAGTGGATCTACGCGCGTCGGTAAACCGTGACGCAGCGCACTTGACGGTGTGATTAGATTTAGATAGATTAGCACCCGTCGACCACACTTACCGAATCGGAGCCGAAGCATGGAAACGCTTACCACCATTCAAGACGCCGCGATTGACTATCTGAACAGTCGCAGCCGGCCGAACGACCGCCGGTGCCACCGTCTGGCTTTCAGAATGGTCAAGGAGTGGTGCGCGGCCCGCGGCTGGAACGAACAGGACGCGCTGCAAGCCGCGCGGGACATGTGGGACGTCTACCAGCTCCAGAGGGCGGCGGAGTGAGCCGCGCGCCCCGACGCGCAGTGCTGAGCTCGCGAAAGAGCGACCGCGGTACGGCGGTGTTAACGCTGGCTTGCGGGCATTCCAAGCGAGTTGAAGAATTCACCCCATCGGAGCGCGCCCGCACATCGCTGTGTTACTGCTGCAAGTATGGCGATCGATGCCCATGCATAGAGTGCTGCAGCAACAGATGCAGGCGGCTGATTGCCGCCCTGCCGGCGAATAGTTGCGCACAGTGGGTTGGAGATATGGGGGAGCCGTGCAAGCTACAGGAAACCCACGAAGGCCCGTGCCAGTACGAGCCTTACCCACGGTGGAGCCCGCTGCTCGGACCGTGACGCAGCGCACTTGACGGTGTGATTAGATTTAGATAGATTAGCACCCGTCGACCACACTCACCGAACCGGAGCCGAACCATGAACGACTGCACCGACTATTGCGTCAAAGACGCTAGCAACGGCCCCGGCGACTACGTGGCTCGATTCGTCCGCGCCAAGCCGGCGAGGACGCTCAGCGCAGCGCAGTCTGCCGCTGTGCGCAAGTACGCGGGTCTGCAGTTGAAATACGTGTCAAAGGTACTGGTGTATGACGACGCCTTTCGGTACGCGCCCAAGGCTGAGTTGTCCGCGTTGTTCTCGGCGATCAAAGGCCGTCACCTGCGGGTGTTGCGTAACGAGACTGGCTACATCCTGACCGTTTGACGCACCGCAGCATGCACCGGTACACTCCGGTGCATGCAGAAGCCCCCCGCCCGATTTGCCCACCTGCTCGGCACGCCCAGTGAGGTAGCCGAGCTCAGCAGGCAGCCCCTCACCATCGAGGAGGAACTGTTCGCGCTGCGCGTCGTTGAGCTGCGGAACGCAGCCGCGGCGTACCGCGCCGTGTACGACTGCGCCCGCCTCGCATCCTACAACGTCCACGACCGCGCACGGGTGCTGATGGGCCGAGCCGATGTCGCCGCCCGGATCAGCGAGCATCGCGCCGTCATCGAGGCGCAGTGCGTCGCAAAGGTCATCGACATCCTGCGCGACCTGGACGACATCGCCACCGCCGACCCCAACGAGCTCGTAGCGGTACGCAGGTACAACTGCCGCCACTGTCACGGCGAGCAGCACGCGTACCGCTGGCGCGATGAGGCCGAGATGGCCGCAGCGTACGCAGCCGACCCTGAGGCGAGTGCCACGCTACCCGACTGTGCCGGCGGATTCGGCTGGCGCCGGACCGACCCACCAGTGACCGAGTGCCCGAAGTGCGAAGGGCTCGGCGTGGAGTGCGTCGAGCTGCAGGACACCACGCAACTCAGCCCCAAGGCCGCCAAGCTTTACGCTGGCGCGAAGCAAACCAAAGACGGCATCGAGGTGAAGATGCACGACCAGATGGCTGCGCGCGTCACGATCCTCAAGGTGCTCGGTGCGATGGGTGACGGCGGGCGGGAGAAGGGCGGGCGCGAGGTGTCGGACGTCGAAGCGGTATTGCGTCGGCTGGCCGATGGGCTGCCGTCATGAGCAAGCGGGCAACGTGGTGTGACCGTCGGCTGGTGATATCACCGGTGTACTTCGGCATCTGCACGAGCGAGAGGCAATTCGCCGGTGAATGCCGCAAACTGGGCATTAAACAGCCGCCTGAGTGGATCAGCGCAACTTCGGATGCGTGCTGCCACATACTCGCGAACTCGAAGGGTGAAACCGCTTGCATCGTGGCTGCCCCGCCGCGACAGCGCGGTCAGTCCCGTGCGGCGTATGCCGCGCTGATCGTGCATGAGGCGTTACATGTCTGGCAGCAGGTCCGCGCAGCCATCGGCGAGGACAAGCCGTCCAGTGAGTTCGAGGCGTACAGCCTGCAAGCAATCTGCCAAGAGCTGTTCGAAGCGGTCGGGTTGTGATCGTCGACACGACCAGCATGCTCGAGCGGCGCTGCCGTGAGCGCTGGTACCCGCTGCGGGACCACGCGGTGCAGCTGGCCTACGTGCACGACCCGGTACGATTCAAGCTCGCACCGTGCGGCCGGCGCAGCGGCAAGACCGAGCGGGCCAAGCGCAAGTTGGTCAAGGCCGCGTGGCGCACGCCGGGCAAGCCCTTCTTCGCCGGTGCGCCGACGTACGGGCAAGCCAAGAAGATCTGGTGGGAGGACTTGAAGCTGCTGAGCTTCGCGCCGCTGATGGGGCCGCGCAGCGTGTCCGAAGGCGAGCTGATCATCCGCTTCCCCAACCAAGCGAGTATCCACGTTCTGGGATTGGATCAGCCGGCGCGCGTCGAGGGCATCCCCTGGGGCGGCGGCGTGGTCGATGAGATCGCGGACTGCCATGCGGATGCCGTACCGATGCATATCCTGCCGTCGCTCAGCACCGTGGACCCGCGCGACCCCGAGTACCGCGCATGGTTAGATTTGATCGGTGTGCCCGAGGGCTTGAACCACTACTACAAGTTGTGCGAGCAGGCACGCACCGGTCAGTGGCCGGACGCACGCGTGTATCACTGGATCAGTGCCGACATCCTGCCGGCCGATGAGATCGAGGCGCGCCGCGGTACCATGTCGCTGCAGCAGTTCCGGCAGGAGTACGAAGCGTCATTTGAGGGCGCGACGGGCCGCATCTATGCCGACTATGGCGACAAGAACACTACTGCCGAGCGCATTCAACCGAACGAGGCACTCGCTTGGATGCACGACTTCAACTACACGCCGTTGAGTTCCGCTATTGCAGTGGAACGCGCCGGTAAGCTCTACGCGCTCGACGAGATCGTGTTGACCAGCGCCGTTGCCCACAACACTGCGGTGGAGTTCTGTGAGCGCTATAAAACGCACGGTAACCGAGTTATCAGACTCTACGGCGACCCGGCGGGCCGCGCGGGCGAAAAGCACGCGCAGCAGTCCAACTACACCGCGATCGAGTCGTACCTGCGGTCGCAAGGTTGGACGGTCGACCGCCGGGTGAAGCTTGCCGCGCCCGCCATCCGAGACCGGCAGAACGCGGTGCGCGCCAAGATCTGCAACGCGCGTGGCGAGCGGACCCTGTTCGTCAACCCGAGGACGTGCCCCACGCTCCATGACGGTCTGAGCACCGTGCAGCTGAAAGAAGGCAGCGCGTTCCAAGAAGACGATTCGAATTCTGCGCAGCACATCACAACCGCGCTGGGCTATTGGATCGACCGGGAATGGCCGGTACTGATAGACTCGGCAGCACCAAAGCGCATCGTTACACCCGTGCCGAGCGCGTCCCCGTGGAGAAGACCTTGAGCTACCAAACCCGACTGTGCGTGCTGCGTATCGCGATCGTGACGGCGCTGGTCGTGCTCGTGACGCACGCGCTCACCGGCTGCGCCCCATGGAACGACACGCGTACGCCACGCGAGAAGGAAGAGCAGCGACGCGCAGCGCAGGGCCGCATGGTCGAGTGGTGCGACGTGCGCGGCAGGCACAAGTCGTGTCGCTGGGTACCGGAGAGTGAGGTGCGCCGGGCCATCGAGACGATGCAGAGGGGCTGGTGAGTCCAATCCGCATCCGTCGGGAAGATGACCTCGAGTGGCTGCGCGAGGTTTACGTTATGGCCTTGCCGGCTTCGTCTTGGGCGCACGAGGACGATACGTTCTGGCTGGCCACGCGTGGCCCGGACTTGCTGGCGTTTGCGTCGGCACGTCTCCGCGGGGACACGCTTGAGCTGACGAGCTGCGGCGTGGTGTCGAGTGCGGCCGGTACCGGTATGCAACGGCGGATGCTCCGAGTACGCGAGCGGTTCGCGCGGGCCGCGGGCTGCAAATCGGTCTGCACGTACACTGCGTCCGATAACTACCCGTCAATCACGAATCTGATTCGTGCCGGCTATCGGTTCAGCCGGCACCAGTCGCATAGCCCGATTTACTTCAATTTTGTCAAGTACTTGTAGCGTACCGTCGCGGCAGGTTGCGCTGCGTTCCGATTGGCCGGGCGAGTACCGGGTTGGGCTCGAGTGCCCGTAGCGCGCGGCGCGCACGGTTGCGCAGGCGGTGACCGAGCGCGATCTGTTCCGCGTCCCGGAAGTCCACCATCGGGGCGGCATAGTTGCGCACGGTGTTCATGGCAGGTACCACGAGCGACGTGCATCTCGGCGCATACGGCGGTGGCGCAGCCACTCGCGGAAGTCAAGCCACAGTTCGGTAAACATCGGTTCGGCTCCGGTTGGTCGGCGGATACCCGCCTGCAGTCCCGGCCGGGGTCCTATTAAGTCCTTCTAGCCGGCGCGAAGCTCGGCGGTTGCTGCGGACTGAGCGCGATCCTACCGCCCGTCGCGTTGCAGCAGCAAGTACCGCGTCACAGATTCCTATTGTGCGCTGCGTCACATTCCGATATGATGCGCTGCACAATGATCCCGCAGACCAAACGACTGCGAAAAGTCCACGAACGTGCGCGCACCGAATTCGAGTGCGCGGAGAGCGCTGTACGCGATGAGCGTGAGCAATGCCTCGAGGATCGTCGTTTCTATTCGATCGCTGGCGCGCAGTGGGACGGCCCGTTCGCCGAGGCGTTCACGAACAAGCCGAAGCTTGAAGTCAACAAGGTCCATCTGTCCGTCATTCGCGTCATAAACGAATGGCGAAACAATCGGTTGGACGTCACGTTCACCACGAAGGATGGGAGCGACGCTGGCCAGCTGGCCGACTCGTGCGCCGAACTGTACCGAGCCGATGAGCAAGACAGCGGTGCCGAGGAAGCCTACGACAACGGCTACGAGGAGGCGGTTGGCGGCGGCATCGGCGCGTGGCGCTACCGTGCGTGTTATGAGGACGAAGGCGACGATGAGAACGAGCACCAACGCATCCGCATGGAGCCGATCCACGACGCGGATACCTGCGTGTTCTTCGACGCTAATTGCAAGCGACAGGACAAAGCAGACGCCCGGCGCTGCTGGGTTCTGACCAGTTACACGCACGAGGCGTACGAAGAGAAGTACGGCGGGAACCCGTCCACGTGGCCGAAGAGCATCTGGCAGGCCAACGGCAGCGCATTCGAGTGGGTCGGCGCCGAAATCGTATGGGTGGCCGAGTACTACGAAGTCGAGGAGCAACCTGACGTCATTGAGGTGTGGGTGGAGCGCGCCACGGGCACCGAGCAGCGACTACGCGCGTCGGATTTGGACCCTATCGAGCCGGGCGAGATCGGCTCACGTCGCGCGATGCGGCGCACTGGGTGGAAGCTCGAACGCACGAAGCGCATCACCCGCAAGCGTGTCCACAAGTACGTGCTGGATGGTAACGGCGTGCTCGAGGACTGCGGCTACATCGCCGGTAGCAATATCCCCGTCGTCGTCGTGTACGGCAAGCGCTGGGTTGTCGATAACGTCGAGCGCTGCATGGGTCACGTGCGTCTGGCGAAGGACGCGCAGCGCCTCAAGAACATGCAGTTGAGCAAGCTCGCCGAAATCTCCGGCAAGTCCACCGTGGAAAAGCCCATCCTCACGCCCGAGCAGGTCAACGGGCACGAAACGTATTGGGCACGCGATAACATCGAGGACTACCCGTATTTGTTGGTGAATCCGATCGTGGACGCCAACGGACAGGAAGTTGCCACCGGGCCTATCGGTTACACGAAGCCGCCCACGATTCCGCAAGCGCTGGCCGCGCTGTTGGAGATCACCGAAACGGATCTGCGCGACCTGTTGGGCAACCAAGAGGCGGGCGAGGAGATGCAGCCCGGCGCGAGCGGCAAGCTGATCGAATTGGTGCAAGCCAAGCTCGACATGCAGGCGTTCGTGTACGTGGATAACATGCGCAAGGCCGTGAAGCGCGGCGGCGAGATCTGGTTGGGTATGGCTCGCGAGCTCTACGTGGAAGAGGGTCGCAAAATGAAGGGCCTGAACCGCGAAGGCAAGCCATCGTCCGTCGAGCTCGTAAAGCCCAGCATAACCAAGGGCGGTAAGACGACGTACGACAATGACCTGACCAAAGCGACGTTCGACGTCCGCGTTGACGTGGGGCCAACCACGCAGTCGCGGAAGCAAAGCGTGGTGCGCGCGATGACCGCAGTGATGCAAGTTACCGACGACCCCGAGACGCGTTCGGTGCTCACGTCCATGATCATGATGAATCTCGAGGGCGAGGGCCTGCAGGACGTCCGCGACTACTTCCGCGGCAAGATGATCCGCCTTGGCGTGGCGAAGCCGACACCTGAAGAGCAGGAAGAGATCGCGCAGGAACAGGCGAACGTCAAGCCTGACGCCAATGATGAATATTTGAAGGCTGCCGCCGATCAAGCACGCGCCGATGCCGTGAAAAAAGCCACGGAAGCGGAGCTCAACGTGACCAAGCGCCAGCAGATTGAACAGGAAATCGACGTTTCCAAGGGTGAGCAAGCACTCGACGCATTGGAGCGCCTCGCGCCCGGCTCGAGCGGCACGTCCCCGCGGGAACAGCCGACCACGAATTCCGGGACCAGCCCCCGAGTCAATGGCTGAGGGTGAGTGACTATGTTTGGCGAACGTGAGTTGGACGAAGAGTTGGAAGACGACCTGCCCGAAGGCGACGAATCTGCGGACGATGAGAGCGAGACGCTCGATGACGGCGAGACGCCGGAGGCCGCAGCAGATGATGCCGATGATGAGGGTGAGCTGGTCGTAACGATCGGGGACGAGAAGCCCGAAGAGGAAGAGGCTGAGGTAGCCAAGGCGCCGCAGTGGGTCAAGGATTTGCGCAAAGAGAACCGCGAGCTCAAGAAGCAGCTCAAAGCGGGCGGCGGTAACGTTGCCAGCACTGCGCGCAAACAACTTGGCCCCAAGCCGAAACTGGCCGACAGCGACTACGACGAAGCCAAGCACGAGGCGGCGTTGGACGAGTGGTACGAAGCGAAGCGCGATGCCGACAAGGCCGAGCGTGACGCAGCGGACGCCGCGACCGCGCAGCAGCGTGAGTGGGACTCGCGGCTTGAGGCGCACACCAAGGCCAAAGGCGCGTTGAAAGTCAGGGACTACGATACGGCCGAAGAGACCGTGTTCGAGGCCTTGGACCAGACGCAGCAAGGCATCCTCGTGGGCGGGGCGGATAACAGTGCGCTGGTTGTGTACGCGCTCGCCAAGAACCCGAAACAACTCAAAGCGCTGGCCGGGATCAAGGATCCGGTCAAGTACGCGTTCGCCATTGCGAAATTGGAGACGAAATTGAAAACCACGAAGCGCCGACCCGCCACTGCCCCCGAGGGCACCGTGGCACGCAGCAACACCGGGGCCGCTCGCACGAGCAACGCCACGCTGGAGAAGCTGCGCGCGCAGGCCGAAAAGACCGGGGACTACACCCGTGTCAATGAGTACCGGCGGAAGCTGCGGGCGGCGAAGTAACGCGTAGCCGTAGGCCTTGCAAGGGCGAGGCGCGGCGCGCACCACGCATACACTATTGAGGAATCACGACGATGGCCAATGCATTCAACAAAGAAGAGAAGGTTGCTTTCGAGCAAATTCTCGAGGGGTTCGAGGACGGCTTGGTGCTGTCCAAGAACGTGACCGTTAATTCGGTCGGTAGCGATCAGGACATGGAGCGCTCGAGCGACGTCGTTTGGCGCCCGCAGCCGTACATCGCCCAGTCGTTCAGCGGTACGGACATGACCGCGAACTTCAAGGATCAGACGCAGCTGTCGGTGCCGACCACGATTGGCTATCAGCGTAGTTCCCCATGGGCGATGACGGCCAAGCAGTTGCGCGACGCGTTGCAGAACAAGAGCCTCGGCAAGGCTGCCGCGCAGAAGCTGGCCAGCGACATTAATGTTGCCGTTCAGAACATCGCATGTCTGCAGGGCACTCTCGTCGTGACCCGCACCGCTGCCGCCACTGGTTTTGACGACGTGGCCCGCGCCGAGCAGTTGTTCAACGAGCAGGGCGTGCAACACGGGGACCGCTACCTCGCGCTCAGCACTGGCACGTACAACGGCATGGCCGGCAACCTCGCGAGCCGCCAGCTCGACAACAGCAAGTCGCTGACTGCTTACGAGCGCGCATTCGTGGGCGACATCGCAAGCTTCAAAACTTGGAAACTCGATTACGCTAACCGCATCGCTGTAGCCGGTGGTACCGCCACGATCGACACGACCGTAGCCGGCGCTCAGTTCTACACCCCGCGTGCAACCAGCACAGCCAGCACCGGTCAGACCAGCAATGTCGACAATCGCTATCAGACTGTCACGGTTAGCAGCACCACGAGTGTGGTTGCAGGCGACTGCTTCACGATCGCGGACTGCTACGCTGTGCATCACATCACCAAGGGCGCGACTGCAAACCTGAAGACGTTCCGCGTCATCAGCGTGGACAGTGCGACCACGATGACCGTCAGCCCACCGATCATTAGCGGTCAGGGTGCGACGGATGCGGAGTTGCAGTACCAGAACTGCAGCCTGTCGGCCACCTCGGCGACTGCTACCATCACGTTCCTGAACACGGACGCTGCCGATATCAATCCATTCTGGCACCGGGATGCGATCGAGCTCACCCCGAGCCGCGACGGCCCGATCGACCAAGGTGCCGGCGTGTCGGTCATGCGTGCCACCACGGAACAAGGCATCGACGTTTTGTGGTTGAAGTGGTTCGACGGCACGGTCAAGAAGATGTTCTATCGCGCGGACATCTCGTTCGGCGTGACTCTGCTGCAGCCGGAGATGGCTGGCATCATGCTGTTCGGCCAGAACGCCGCGACTCCGTAATCCACCCTGAAGCAACAGAGCGGCCCGCGCGGGCCGCTCCACTCTCGAAGGAACCATCGCAATGTCAGTCAACGTGAATGTCATTTACGCTCAGGGAACCGTGGACGTCAGCGTCCCCGCCTCTGAGAAAATCGCCGTCTACACAGACGGTTCGGCCCGAGTCTCCAGCGTGCTCGGGTACCCCAACTTCCCTTCCACCGTGAACGATCTGGGCGAGGTCGAGAACGAGCAGACTGTTTTCGGCACGTTCTCATCGACCGCGGCCACCACGATCCGAATCGAAGCTACGAGCGGCGCACCGGTCTCTTACGTCGTCGGCACTGCACCGGTTGTGCCGGTCTTGCAGAGCGTCGGCCCGAATCGTCCGGTGAACTTGTACCGCACGAACGCTCCCGTGACCGCCACGGACACAGCGTCCCTGACCGACGCGCAGATGCTGTCCGGTCTCATCGTCGCCACGCCGACGGCGGCTGCGGCATACACTGTGCGCACCGGGACTCAACTGAAGGCGGCTCTACCCGCTGGCTTGGCTGCAGGCGACACCTTCAACCTGACCATCATCAATCTCGGCGGCACGGGCGATGACATCACCCTCACCGCGGCCACGGATATCACGATCGTGGGTAACGCGGTGGTCGGCCCGACCGCAGACGTCGCCACGGAGCAAGAAGCGCAAGCCACTTTCGCGTTCCGCTACGTCACCGGCGTGACGTTCGTGGCGTACCGCATCGCCTAGTTTGCAATTTGCTGCATCGCAGCGTACGATGGGGGCCAAATCGGCCCCCATTTTCTTTGCGGAGACTCTCACGCGTGGACAATCAACACCGCCAGATCAAAGGCTACCGCGATTTGTCACAGGAAGAGATCGACCTGATGAACGAAGTCAAGGCCAAAGGCGCCGAACTGGGCGAATTGGTTGCCAAGTTGCGGGCGACGCAAGGGCTCGATCAGCGATGGGTGAGCATCGGTGCGACCGATCTGCAAACCGGACTGATGGCGTTGACCCGCGGCATCGCGCGGCCAACATTCTTCTGAGCGCGGAATGAGTAAGACCCGCCGCGAACTGATCACTGGCGCATACGGTGAGCTCGGCATTTCGAACGAGTTCGACGTGTCGCCGGACGAGCTGACGGGCGCCGTCACGCGCTTGAACAGCCTTATGTCCACGTGGAACGCGCGCAACCTGCGGGTAGGCTACTCCCCAGGGACCGGGTTGGACGAGCCTACAGGCATCGTGGACGCTGCGGATGACGCCGTGACCCTGAATCTGGCGATCCGCTTGGCGCCGTCGGTAGGCAAAGTACCGCACCCCTCACTGGTGGTCGACGCGCGCCGCGCCTACCTGGCGCTGCTGACGCAGCGCGTTAAGCTGATACCGGTGCAACTGCCTGCCGAAATGCCGTCTGGCGCCGGCAACCGCCGGTACAGCGATCGGGTGTTTGTTGTAAGCCCGTCCGACCCGGTGGAAACCGGCAGCGGCGGCACAATTGACGGAGTGGACGTTACCTTATGACTCGTATCATCGACCTGACGGCCCTCGAGTCGCTCACCGCGGCCGACAACATCCTCGTGTACAGCTCGGCGAACGGCGACGCGCGGCGCGTGCCGGCCAGCGTGCTGCTCGATTACGTGGAGGGCAATATTTCCCTGAGCGGAACCGATTTTGCGACGCAGTATTCAGCCCCAGCCACCGGCGCGACGGTTACCGTGGGGTCCACGTCGAGCGACGCGGACGGTTCCGAGAACGTGCACCTCATTCTCACGCCGGCCGGCACCCTTTCGACGCTGACAATCAAGCTCCCGCTGTCCACATCGTTGGTTGACAAGCAGGAAATCTTGATCAACTGCACGCAAATCGTAACCACGCTGTCGTGGGACGACAACGGTGCTTCCGACATTGTCGGAGAGCCCACCACGCTGGCGGCGAATGCGTTCTTGCGGCTGAAATACGATTCTGTGACGCAGAACTGGTACCGGGTGGGCTAAACTGTGACGCAAGTCTCAGTGCTGAGTGGGCTTGGAACCGATGAACGGGGCGACCTGCGCACGTCGTACCCCGTCAACCTGATTCCCGTGCCCTACGAGAACGAATTGAGCCGCGGGTACCTGCGGCCGGCCGAGGGCATCGTGGAGCAGGCCGCAGGTACCGCGCCGGGCGTCGACCGCGGCGGGCACGTGTGGAACGGCGAGGCGTACCGTGTGCTCGGCACGTCTTTTTGCCGCATTAGCGCGGGCGGCGTCGTAACCGTGTTGGGGACTGTTGCCAATGACGGGTTAAGGGCACAGTTCGACAACTCGTTTGACAAACTTGCCATTGCCAGCGGCGGTACTCTGTTCTACTGGGACGGCGCGACGCTGACCACCGTGACGGACACGGACCTCGGCCGCGCGAACGATGTGCTGTTCGTCGACGGGTATTTCATGACGACCGATGGTACCAGTCTGGTCGTCACGGAGCTTAACGACCCGTTCGCCGTCGATCCGCTCAAGTACGGAAGCGCCGAGCAGGACCCCGACCGGGTGCAAGCGGTCCTCAAAGTACGCAACGAACCGGTGGCGGTGGGTCGCTTTACGCTGGAATTTCTCACCAACGTCGGGGGCGACGGCTTTCCGTTCCAGCGCGTCGACGGCGCGCTGGTGAAAAAGGGCGCGATCGGAACCAACGCATGCTGCGTCCACTCTACGGAGTCGGGTGATGCTGTTGCGTTCGTCGGCAGCGGGAAGAACGAGGGGCGCGGCGAGCCGCCGAGCGTCTACGTGGGCGTCAACGGCTCGGTCGGTCGCATTGCAACGCAAGAAATCGATACCATCCTCCAAGGGTACACAGAGGGCGTCCTGGCCGCGGAATGTGTCGTGGAGTCCCGCGTGGAGCGCGGTCACGAATGGATCTACGTGCACCTGCCCGACCGCACGCTGGTGTACGACAACGCCACGTCGCGCGCGGTAGGCGAGCCGGTGTGGTTCGTGCTGACCACCACGCTGGACAGCACGACGTTCGCCCAGTACGCAGCCCGCAGTTTCCTGTGGTGCTACGACAAATGGCTATGTGCCGACCCGACCAGTGCGCACATTGGGTACATGACGCGCGAGGTAGGCGAGCACTACGGAGACAAGGTGTGGTGGGGATTCGATACAGCGCTGTTGCACAACCGGACGCGCGGCGGGCAGATTAATGAACTTGAGCTCGTGGCGCTCAACGGACGCGTTGCGCTCGACGCGGACCCGATCATATCCACGCAGCACAGCATTGACGGGTTGACGTGGAGTAATGAGCGGCAGATCTACAGCGGCAGACGCGGGCAACGTAACAAACGTCTCGCGTGGCGCCAGCTGGGCAATTGGAGGTCCTACCGGATACAGCGTTTCCGCGGGGACACGCAGTCGTTTCTATCATTCCTGTGTCTCGAGGTCACGGCCGAAGGGCTGACGTTCTGACCATGGCTGACGCACCACGCCCGCTGACCCGGCAGCAGCTCTCCGCGTTCATCAAGGACCACCAGGCGCTCCGCACTATGGAGCGCATGTCGCAGGTATCCCTTGTGGACACCCCGGCGGACATGGCGGATGTGTCGGCGGCAATCAGTAGTATCAACGCGGCGATTGCGGTCATCAACGCAGCGCTCGTGTCGGTCAACGCGTTGGTTGCGGCCCTGACCGAAGTGGTGGACGACAATTTGGACCTTACGTCCACGGTGGACTCACGCGTAAACGAAGCGCAGGCCCTCGCTGTGCGTATGGATGACGCCTTGCTCGCACCGCCCGCACGCGAGCCGATCGAAACTGACAATCTGCTGCCTCCGCCGGTTCCCCTCACCGCCGGCACGCTCGTCGCGACACTCGGCAGCTCGCTCGGCGCGAACCCGACGGGCGCCATCGGGCTGACGGCTGTCAACGGGGCGCTGAACACCTTCATACGATCAGACGGCGCGCCAGCCCTGTCGCAGGCAATCGCCCCCACGTGGACGGCGCTCCATACGTTTACCCTATCCGGCAGCATGGCATCGCCAAGCATGCTGGTCTCGTCTGCGAGCCCATTCTGGGTGATAGACGAAACAGACCAAGCCGCCGACGAAAAGCGGTGGGGCATCGGCCTGTCCGCCAAGACCATGCAGCGGCGCAGCTCTACCGACAACGGCAGTGCGAGCATCGTGTGGGAAACAGTCACGCGCGGTACCGGTACGGCGATCAGCAACATCGCGTGGGGGGACACCACGAATAACAACTCGTACACATTCGGCTCCACCGGTCCAGCGACTTTCAGCGGCCAGATACTGGGCGCGTCGCTACGGCCGACTGGCTCCACGGTTCCGGCAAACGGTATTTATCTGCCGGCGGCCAATACCGTAGGCCTCGCCGCAAACGGCGCGCTGACGGCGCGCTATACGGGCACGACGTTCGAGACGGTCATGCAGACGCTATTCAGCGGCGTGACAACCCCGGCGCAGTTCACCGCGAACCAGAATGACTTCGCCATCGGGAACGTGACGGTGCTGCGGGCCAGCACCGATGCGAGCCGCGACCTGACCGGCATTGCGGGCGGTGTTACCGGCCGGTTTCTGCTGATCATCAACGTGGGCGCGCAACCGCTCGTGATCGTGAATGACGCCACCAGCACAGCGGCGAACCGTTTCCTGCTGGCCAGCGGCACCAATACGACCATTTCGGCCGGAGGCGCCGCATTGTTCTGGTATGACGGCACATCTAGCCGATGGCGGAACGCAGACCGTCTGGTGTAGTGCGCCTGCTCTTGTGCATCGCACCATATTCGGCTAGTATCAGGACTCCCGTGACCGGAGTCCCGCGTGGCCGTATTAGTCCGCAGTCTATTCGACGGCAAGTTCGCCGAGAACGCGCAGACCACGCAGTACACCTCGTCTGCGGTCAAGACCATTGTCGATAAGTTCACCGTTACGAACGCCACCGGCAGCGCCGCAACTTTCGCGCTCAACCTTGTGCCGTCTGGCGGTGCCGCGGGTACCAGTAACCTGCTGATCAGCCGGACCATTCAGCCCGCCGAGACGTACCTTTGCCCCGAAGTGGTGGGTCATATCCTGGACGCAGGCGATTTCCTGTCCACGCTGGCCGGGACCGCAACCGCGCTGTCCATCCAAGCCAGCGGCCGGACGGTGACCTGATGCAACTCGCGCTCGCAATTGATGGTGAGCTGCCAGCGCCGGTCGAGATCCGTTACGACGTCATCGAGCGGGCAATGCTTACGTTGCCGCAAGTGCCGACGCCCACCACGCATCATTTTGGCCCGGGCACCTACCTGCGTCAGATGTTCGCCGCTGCCGACACGTTGGTGCTGGGCAAGGAACACCGCGGTCCGTGCATGAACATCATGCTGACCGGCAAGTGCGTACTGATCGACTCGGACGGCTCCACGCGGGAGCTGAGTGCACCGCAGATGTTCGTCTCGCCAGCCGGTCGTAAGCTCGCGTATGTCGTCGAGGACATGACCTGGGTGAACATTTGGGCCACCGACCAAACCGACATCGACGCGCTCGAGCGCGACCTATTCGTGGAGACCCAAGCATGAGCGCCGCAATTGCCGCCGTCGTCGGCAGTGTTGCCGTCGGGGCATTTGCCGCAAACCGCGCATCCAGCGCCGCCAAAAAGGCTTCCAACGCGCAGTCGCGTTCCGCCGATGCTGGCATTGCCGAGCAGCAGCGCCAGTTCGACGAGATCCAAAAACTACTTGCCCCCTACGTCAAGGGCGGCACCGACGCCACGGAGCTACAGCGTGCGTTTCTCGGCCTCGCCGGGCCGGGCGCGGAGCAGGCCGCGATCGAAGGGGTGCGAGCTGGCCCACAGTTTCAAGCCGCTGCGAGGGAGGGCGAAAACGCCATCCTGCAGAACGCGGCGGCCACCGGTGGCCTACGCGGCGGCAACGTGCAGGCGTCACTCGCCAAATTCCGCCCCAATTTGCTGAACCAGGTCATCGCGCAACGGTTTGCCGGCTTGGATGCACTTGCCGGTCGCGGTCAGGCCAGCGCGGCCGGGCAGGCGGCGGCCGGGCAGAACAGTGCCAACGCCATCGCCGGGCTCCTGCAAGACCAAGGGGCTGCGCAGGCAGGCGCAGCACTGGCCCGCGGTAACGCGCAGGCAGGCTTTGCGGGCACGCTGGCGCAAGCTGGCGCCACGCTGGGCGGCTATTTCCTTAACCGGCCACGCAACCCCGGCGGGATCGTCGGTACATCCCCGGTGCCTGGCGCTACCCCGCCATTCGTAGGGCCGCAATAATGCCGCAGCCGTATAATTATTCGCTCAACGTGCCGAACCCGGCGCAAGCCATCACGCAGGGTTTGCAAACCGGCGTGCAACTGGGGGAAGCGCAGGCACAAGCGCGCCAACGTGACGCCCAGTTCGCCGCACAGCAAGCGCAGGTGCAGCGTCGCCAGCAGTTCCAGCAAGCCATCGTTGGGCTCGGCGGCAACCCGTCTGCCAAACAACTGTCCGGCCTGCTGCTGCAATTCCCGGAGATGTCCGAGTTGTACAAGGAAGGGTACACGCGGTTGTCGAGCGAGGAGCAGAAGGAGCGCACCTCACAGGCGTCCACGGTGTATAGCGCCGTGCTCGCGGGCGACAACGATTTGGCCGTGAAGCAACTGAACGAATATGCGACCGCTTATCGCAACAGCGGGCGCGAAGACGATGCCAAGGCGCTCGAGACGCAGGCCAAGCTCATCGAGTTGCACCCGGAGACCGCGGAGCGCGGCGTGTCCCTGTTCCTCGCCAATGCGATGGGTCCGGAGAAGTTCGAATCGACGTTTGGCCAGCTGCAGGACCAGCGGCGAAAGACCGCAACCGAGAAGTCCGACCTGACCATTAAGGAGAAGCAAGCCGAGCAGGAGGTGGTCAAATCTAAGTTCGCCGAGCAGACGGCCGAGTTAGGCCTCAACCTAACCCGCGAGCAGATCCGTAACTTGTCGCTCGAGCCGGACTTCAAGCGCGCCAACCTGCGCATCTTGACCCTCAATGCGGAGCTGGCGAAAGAGACCAACACGCTCAAGAAGCAGGAGCTGCAAGGAAAGATCGAAGACGCCAACCTGGCACGTGCCGAGAAGGCTCGCACTCGTATCGCGGATGCACAGACCGGTGCGGCCAGCATCGACAGCCTTCTGAACACCGCTGACGAGTTGTTGCAAACTCCCATTGGGGTCGTAAGGAATGCCACGGGACCGTTTGATTCGCGGCTGCTCACCCTCGGCACCGCTACCGCAAACTTTGAGGCGAAACTCGAAACAATCGACGCGAAGGCGTTCCTGGCACAGATACCGAACTTGAAGGGTCTGGGCGCGCTATCCAACGCCGAGGGCGAGCAGCTCCGCAAGTCGCTCACGAATCTGGGACTAAAACAAGGGCAGGAGCAACTCTTCAAGAACCTGCAGGAGGCGCAGCGGCTTATGCTTATCGCGCGAGAAAATCTCGCGACCCGCTACGGCGTGGAACTTGGCGCGCCCAACACACCTGCTGCCGCGCTCGACCCGGACAGCGACGACGTGAACGCGCTGGTCCGCGGCGCGCAAACTGGCGGCGCGACGGCGAACTACTGACGTGGCAACCCGCGCAGAAATCCAAGCGGCCCTGGCGCAGTACGAGAAAACTGGCAATCAGGACGCGGCACGCCGGCTAAAAGCTACGCTGGACGCGATGCCTGCGGGCAGTGACGGTAGATCATTCGGTGCGCCCAAAGCAGCCCCACCGCCGTCTCTTGGCGACCGGGCTGCGCAACTCGCGTCACTCGACACCACGAAACAGGGCGGAATTCTCGAGGCGGTTGCCGGCACCGCGGAAACGGCCGGCACGCTTGTGACCGGTGCCGTCGCCGCGCCTATCGCGGGGCTTGGCGCCGGCATCTACGAGACGGCGCGGCAGGTGCTCGCAGGCAACTCGGTCCAATCCGGTACAGAGGGCGACCGGGCAGTAACCGACGCGGCCGAACGGGCCTCGCAGGCCGCCACGTATCTTCCGCGCACGCAAACCGGCCGGTCGCAAGTCGCGGCAATCGGCAAGGCGATTGCACCGGTCGCGGATGAGCTTATCGCGCTCGGCCCGCTGGCTGCCGAAGCGCCCACGATTATGCAGACCGCGCGCACTGCAGCCCGAGCCGGTCAGGCAGCAGCCGAGTCTACCGGGTTACCGGCAGCAGCTGCCGAGGCGGCCGCACGTGCCGGCACTGCTGTCACCGAGGGCGCCTCCGCTGTACGCGACGGTGCCCGCGCAGCCGCAGCACGCGCAGGCGCGGCACTGGAACGGCCCGCACCGCCGGGCCCCGACAATGCGCCGCCCAGTGCAGGCGCAGCAGGTGTGCCGCCGGCTGATGTGCGGCGTGCGGGTGCTGCAGAGCTCGGCTTCACCGATGACGCGCGGCTCACCAAAGGGCAGGCCACGCAAGACACGGTTGAAATCGGGTTCGAGCGCGAGCAGGCCAAGAACCTCGAGCGCGGCGCGGAAATCCGCCAGCGCTTCGAGAACCAGGCGCGCCGCGCGGAACTCGTGTTCGACGACTTCGTGGACAAGACTGGTGGCTCCGTGCCGGACTTCTCCGGCGGCGGCAAGGTAGCGCTCGGCAGCAAGATCCAAAAAGCACTGTCGGAGGGCAGCGCGAAGCAGAAAGCGGAAGTTCGTGTGAAATACGCGCGCGCCGAAAAGGAAGAGGGCGGGCTTGCCACGAACGGCGGCACCGTCGCTCAGTACCTGACTGACAACGCGAGCGCACGCGGTACCGCACCGATCCTGAAAGCTGCGCAGGCCGAGGCCAAGCGTCTCGGCATCGCAAAGGACGGCACCGGTCAGACGACCGACATCAAAACGTTGTATGAGCTGCGCAAGTTCATCTCGCAGAACGCGGGCCGCGAAGGGTCAAACGCGTACCACGGTGGTGAGCTGAAGAAACTGATTGATGAGCGCATCGCGACCGACGGCGGTCCGTTGTACAAGCAGGCTACTGAGGCGCATGCGCGCTACAGCTCGCAGTACAAAGACGCCTCGCTGGTCAACGGTATCTTGGAGAACAAGCCCGGTAGCCCCGACCGCATCATCGCCGCCGATCAGGTGTTGAACCGCATCATTGCGGACAGCACTAGCGTGGAAGAAATCAAACACATCCGTCGACTGCTGCAGACGCACGGCGGCGAGGACGGCATTGCCGCGTTCAAAGACCTGCAGGCCGGCGGCATCGAGTACCTGCGCGACATCACGTACAAGCGCGCCAGGCCCGGGCCGAACGGCACGCTACGGCCGAACGCCACGCAGCTCAACAACGCGGTAAACAAGCTCGATCAGGGCGGGAAGCTCGACGCGCTCTACGGCACGCAAGGGGCCGAGAAAATCCGCCTGTTCCGCGATGTCGTGCGTGCGATTGAAAACGTGGAAGGCTCCAACCTCAGCGGGACGGGCAACGTGCTGTTGGAATTCCTCGAGTCAATCCCGGTCGGCGGCAAGTCTGTAACCGTGGGCCGCAAACTGTTTAACGCCGTTGACGGCCAAATCCGGGACCGCAAGTTACGCGCCCGCCTGAAAGAGAATCTGCAATGACCGCACAGTCTGTACTCGCTCCGTACGCGTTGTTTGCCGACCGCACCGGCGCGCCGCTCAACGCCGGGAAGATCTACATCGGCACGGCCGGCGCCAATCCGATTACGAACCCGATCGCGGTGTGGTTCGACGCGGACCTCACGATACCGGCCGCGCAACCGATCCGTACGAGCGGCGGCCTGCCGCTCAACAGCGGCGCACCAGCACGACTCTTCGTGGACGCCACCGAGTACAGCATGGTGGTGCAGACATCGGCCGGCTCCACGGTTTACAGCTCGCTCACGTCGGAGCTACTGGCGCAGCAGCAACCGTTCGGCATCGATGTGACCGAGGCGGAAACGCTGGCGGGCGTCACCATCGTGGACCGCTCGCGACTTCCGGGTGATTTCGTTCGCTACGGTTTCAGCACGACCGCCAGTGCTTCGGTAAACGCAACCGCGGCAAACGCTGCGATGCTGGCCAACTCGTTCTGGTTCTGCGACGACCCGGGCACCTACGTGGTCAACTCCACGTTAAACGTGCAAAGCAATCAATCGGGCCGGCTGTCGCAGGGCGTCACGATACAGGCCGACACGTCGATGAGCTCCACGCGGCTGTTCTATATCAACGAAGTTACCAATTTCCGGCTCGACGGCGGCGTGTTCGACGGCAACAAAGCGGCCAACCCGGACGGCACCCTATTCGGAGTACAAATTCTGAACTCGCACAATGTGCGGCTGTTCGGCGTAACATCGCAGAATTTTCCGAGTGACAACGCCACGAATGGCGCCAACGGAGATGGTTTCTACATCGGCGGTTTTGCGGGCGGCGATCCGGGTAGCACCGACGTGGAGCTCCACGGGTGCCGCGGGTTGAACAACGTACGGCAGGGGCTCTCAATCGTTCGGTCCGATGGCGTGAAGGTCATCGGCGGTAAGTACTCGGGCACGACCGGCAACAATCCGGGTGCGGGCATCGACGTGGAAGCCAACCCCGGCCTCGGTACCGCCAGCAACGTCAGTATCGTCGGCGTGGAGCTGTCGGACAACAATTTCGGCTTGGTGCTGACTGAGAGCTCATTCAACGTGTCCGTGTCAAGTTGCATGATTACTGGAAGCCGTTCGTCGTCGATGCTTGTCTCGGACGTGACAAATGCTACAATCTTAGGGAATATCATCCAGCCTGCGATGACGGTATCCGCGCCAATTATCGACTTCCCCAGTTCGCAAAACGTCGTTTTCTCCAAAAACGTCATCATAGGCGACTTAGCCTCCACATTCGAGGGGGCTGCGATCCGTTTTGCCATCGGCAGCGAGAATATATCCATCACGGATAACACCTTCATGACGACAAAAGGGCAAGCTATGTCGTTGGGTAACAGCGCCAGCACCGGAGAGCCGACTAATATCGAGTTCTCAAGGAACACGTTAGTAGATTGCCTGGACCCGGTAGCCTCTCCTGCCCGCGGACCGATCGCGATCGGCGGGAACACCGGTACATCCCAGTTCCCCCTGTGGGTGACGATAAAAGATAATGTCATCCGGGATACGAGGGCTACCCCCGCAGACTTCGGAGTAATGTTGACCAACATACCAGCGGCCACGCTGGTGAATTACCGTATTAGTGGCAACCGAGTGATGGGGCCAGTGACCCCATACGTAGATAACGTATCTACGGTGCCGCCGTTGTGCGGTCTCGTAACGTGGAACCCGGCCAGCCTAGTCGACGGTGCGGGAGAGACTTCACCGAACATCACGGTACTCGGCGCCGCGGTTGGGGACGCGGTGGAAGTTTATCCGCCCTACGCTCTGCAAGGCTTTCTGTGCACGGGAGCGGTGAGCGCAGCTGATACGGTAGTAATCCGAGTGCAGAATGAGACGACGGGGACCGTCGATTTGGCGAGCGGTAGCTGGCGTGTTCGGGTTCGCAAATTGTTTCAGGATTGATATAACGTATGAGTGAACGTGACATCGGGCGCCATGACGAAGCGATTGGCGCCCTCAAAGAAGACGTGGCGCAGCTGCGCACGGACGTGGCGGCAATCAAAGACCTGCTGTCAGAGGCCCGCGGCGGCTGGAAATCCCTCATGTGGGTAGCGGGATTTGCCAGTGCCGCGGGCGCCGTTCTCGTATGGGTCGTAAGTTTCGTCAAGGACTTGGGGTCGATCCCTCCGCCCGCTGGCTGACCGGCCAGTACGTTGCCGAGTGGATGAACGCGTACAGCAGCACCGGTTGTCCCCGACTCTGCGCCAGCGCTGCAGCCTTCTCTTGCGCCTCGCCTAGCGTGCCGGTCACCAGCGCCAGTTGTGTCTTGCCTTCACCATCGGCAATGATGAACGACAGTTCCTTGCGCGCGGCGTTCATGGGCCGGTGTACTCGGCGATGAGGTCCCGCGGGTCCGCGGGACCTTCCTTGTAGTATGAACCGTCGACTGTCCACGCGTAACCAGTCGAGCCGTCCCGTAACGGGTAAAGCGGATTATAAGAGTGATTTAACGGGGCGGTGATTTCCCCGTTGCGCTGCAGGTATCGTTTGCCTAGCTTCAGTCCGAAAGGTGCCGGAGGCTGTGGCACGACATTGGGTGTCAGGATGAACGGCGCGTCTGCGGCAATGGCTGCTTGCACCTCCGATTCGGATAGCGGGCCGGGTGCGAGGATTTGCGGGGTCGGCAGTCGCGCACCCGGCGCCAACGGTGCACCGAACCGTTCGTGCAGCTCCTGCGAGAGCGCCAGGGCGCGCCACGCGAGGGCGGATGCTTCGCTCAGAACGGCCGCTTCGATTTCCTCCCGAAAAACCGTAATCATCTCGTCGCGGCTCAGCGAGGCCAACAACCCATGCAGGTCCACGAGGTGGCGCAATATGCAGTCCACGTGGTCGGTTGACTTGCCGCGCGCGTGGTGTAGTGGCTCGCCGGGGTTGTGCTTGGCGTTACCTGCGTGGCTGACACGCGCCACGCCGGCCAACGCGGCCGGGAAGTAGTCAAGGCAGCCCGATACCAGCGGTATCTGCTTGCGTTCCTGTGAGTCGGTTGGAAGCGTTGTTTTCATCGGCAAGGATCTCCATTCGTTTCAGACAGTATTGAAGGGCTTCACGATGCGTGCGGAAATGCTGCTGTGTGCGTCCGGCTTCGACCACCATCCACGGGTAGCCCATGCGGGCCAAATCATCATCGTGGCGGTGGTCGATGCGGATCATTTGCCTCGCCTCAGTAGCCACCAGTGCGCAGCGGCGCTGCCGGCGGCGGTCAGGATGATATAGAACACAGCGGTCAGGGCGAAGGCGACTGTATCACCGCGCACGTCGATCATCTTCTGCACGATGAAAAACTGTGACGCAAACCAGATACCGTTGCTCGGTATGCTGGCCCACGCGGTGGGCCATGGATCACCGGACGCGCGTGCGCGAGTGGTCGCGGTGTGCGAGGCGTTCTGCAGGAACAACAGCACGCCCCAAAGCAGCCAGTCGATCACTTTGCACCTGCCTTCGGGACTTCGACCCACTCCACGCTGCGCTGCCTTGGTTGAACAGCGTCGCATAACACCGGCATGCGCCAGTTGATCCCCGCTTCGTGATGCGTGGTGTAAAGGGCCTGCTGTGGCGGTTCGAACCCAAAGTTGTTTTGGTACGCGTATTCGTCATACCCCTTGAGGCTGCCGTTCGTCAGGATACGAGCGGTCTGCAAGTACGTGTGCCAATGCCCCATTTGCAGCAGGTCGTACGGCATGTTGACAGCCTGATTGCGTGCGCGCTTCTTTTGGTCCCCACGCATCACGGGGCCGATATGCCCGATGATGCCGTCACCTCCACGAAACTGGTCCCCGTGGGTCAAGCCGAACCGCATGCCGGCCAACTTGTAATAGGCGTCGCTGCCGTCCGGAATATAGAACGTCACTCGCTCATCGCCCGCGAACTTCTTGGCCAACATCTGATACAGCAGCCAGCCGAACGAGGTGTGATTGCGCAGTTTGCCGTAGATTTTCTTCGTGTTACGATCGTGGTTCCCGCTTACGCACGGCAAAAAGACGTGCCCGAACGTATCAGCGAGCAACCCGATCGCCGGCACGAGATGCTCGTAGAGGTCCAACACCGTTGGGATGGTCGGTAGCTCATTGGTCGCGGTGAGCTCCTCGTGGATGTCGCCCGTCACCATATCACCACCGAGCGGCACCACGATGCCGGGATAGCGCATCTTGGGGTCCAACAGGCGCAGCAGCTTGATGGATTTCTGCACGGTGCGCTCGAGCCGCTCACGCGCGATTTGAAGGTTGAACTGGTTCACACCGTTGATTTCCTTCGGGTTGACTACCTCACCCCAATGGAAATCGGAGAGCAGCAGCGTGGGAACACCGGGCGCAGCGTCGCCTGCAACCTTGCTGGTCCATTTTGGTGTGCGGATACGGGCGGCAAGCTTGGCAGTCTCGCCTACCGCATCTTGCAGGGCCTGAGCGACCTTCAAATCCTCTTGGGATTTCTTCAGGTCGCGCCGTAGCTGCAGGATTTCGGTGCGTGGGTCATGCTCCACGCGGAACTGTTTGATTGTCTTGGTCATGTGATGCGCTCCACGATGTCGAATTCGGATTGACGCTCGTCACGCCGCCCGTTGGCATACCAGTGCCCTGCGTAGTTGCCTTCGCCGGTAACGCAGACGATTGGCTTCGGACCGGGGCAGTCGACGCAGATAGCGAGTATCACGCGGTTGTTTCGCATGCGGTACAGGCCACGCTCGGCGACCAGCGGTGCGGTAGGCGGGGCGGGGATAATGTCCCCCGCCCTATACTGCGACCGCGAGGTGCCGTACGGAGACCGGATGTCTACCGCCCCGCACTTTACCATGACGGCCACCGGGTGGAATTCATCAAAACCGTCAACGCACAATACTCGGACCGGCTCGCCCGTCCCGCGCAGCACATAACTGCCGGTCATCGTGATCTTATGCACGTGTCACCTCGCACATCTGCTTGGCCAATTTGGGCGTGCCGGCCCACAGGAAGGTTTTCCGGTTCGCCGCGTTGCGTGTCGGCACCAAGTGGGCAACAAACCGCTCGTGGTAACGGTGCAGATCTTGGTTTGCGACTCCGGTGGCGCGGCATAATTCGAGCTGATCGACATACCGGTTTCCCAGCTTACGCAGGTACGCGCGGATCTGAGGCGACTTGTCGCGCGTGTGGGCGGCCACGAAGTCAGAAAGCTTTTTTGGCATGACGGAGTATCTCCAGTTCGGCCGGTTCGGAAAGGACGTCGGCGGCACACTGTACGCAAGTGCATTTGGGCAGTTGAATACCCATCATGTGCAGAACGAGCTTGCGCCACTTCGGATATGGCCCGTCAGGACGGGTAACGAGGGCGGTCCAAAGCTCCCGCGCTGCGCTTTCGGAGCGTTTGCGTGTGAATCGTTCGCGCCGCTGCCGGACAGCACGGGCAACTGCGGCGCGCGTCAAAGGCTCGGTGCTCACGGTGTTCCCACAGGGGCAGCGGCGGCGATGCGATCGGCCAGCGACTCGAGCACCCGAGCCATGCGTGCCCGGGCTGTGTACGTGGGTTGCGTCGGGTCGGCGCCGGCACGCTCGGCAGCCGCCTCAGCACGCATCGCAGCGCTGACCACCGCCAACGCGGCCTTCAGCGCCTCCGGCGGCACCGCGGCAGGTGACTTTTGCTTGGCCATCGTGGTAACCTCGGACCCTCTGTAACTGATGGGCAAACGGTACCACGATGACTCAGCCCGCAATGCGAACTGCGTCGGAGATTGCGGCGGATCTCATCCGGGAGTCGGAAGACTTTTCCCCTGTGCCGTATCCTTGCCCCGCAAAGGTCCCAACAATCGGTTGGGGATTCACGCGGTACGCCAACGGCTCCCGGGTGTCGCTGTCGGATCCTCCGATGAGCCGTAAGGACGCGGACGCTTACCTGCAGCAAGTGGTGTGGCGGGAGCAGGCTGTCGTGCAACGGTTGGTGCCGGGAGTCGACGGGCCGCGGCTCGCCGCACTGGTTGACTTCACGTTCAACATGGGCGGTAAGGCGTTTGAGCAGTCCACGCTACGCAAGCGGGTGCTGGTGGGCGACTGGCCGGGCGCGTGCGCAGAGCTGCGCCGGTGGGTACACGGCGGTGGTAAGGTGCTGCCGGGGCTCGTAACACGGCGCGAGCGTGAGATTGCATTGATCCAAGGAACTCTATGAACTTTCTGACCCTGGTTCTACCCTTCCTCGAGAAGATCATCCCGGATCCCAAGGCGCGCGCCGCGGCACAAGCCGAGGCGCTGCGACTGCAGCAGGCCGGGCAAATGGCGGAGCTCGACGCGTCGGTCAAGCTGGCCGTTGGTCAAATGGATGTGAACAAAACCGAGGCGGCGAACAGTTCTATGTTCGTTGCGGGCTGGCGCCCGTGGATCGGCTGGGTGTGCGGGACGGCGCTTGGCTATCAATTCCTGCTGCACCCGCTGCTGTGCTGGCTGAGCTTGGCGCAGGGTTGGCCGGTACCGCCGCGGCTCGACATGGACACGCTGCTCACGTTGCTCACCGGTATGTTAGGTCTCGCCGGCCTGCGCACCGGCGAGAAGTTCAAGGGGGTGGCTCGCTGATTACAGGTCGGCGGCGCAACCGCTCGGGTCCGTATCGTACTTACGCTGGACCGCGGCAGCCTGAGATGGCGACAACTGATATTCGGTCCAGACACGCTCATGTGCGGCCGGGTATTCCATTTTATTCTCTTCGATGAACACCAGCATCTGATGATACGCGCGATCTACTTTGCTGATTCTCACGGTTCGGACTCCGGTTGGTTGCGATCTGGGCCGAACAGTACAGCCCGTCGCGGTGCAGCAGCAAGTGATCTGCGTCACTTATTCGTACTTTGCATAGCGTTGCGCTTCCTCCGCCCCGGGCACCTTCACCGGCCACGGGCGGCCCCAATCGTCAACCGCCCAAGGTTTGCCGCGACCGACGATCTCGAGATACTCGCTAACCGAGCCCCCGCCTACTTTGCGCTCGGTCACGATCTCGTCGTGGGTGTGCGCCACCACGGGGTAACCTGCGGCCTCAACCGCCATGAGCGCGTCCGCTTGGTACTCGCGCGCCGTCTTGCTCACGACGTTCTGTGTGAGCACGCCACCGTATAGCCCCATGCGCTGCCAACCCGGCCGGCCCTTCGTGGCGTTGCTGTTCCATCCCTCGTACGTCAGGTCCAGTTCCCACGGTGACGCCCATTCGCGTCGCGCGGTGTCGAGCCGGGGCGCGTGGTATTGGATGGGTGCACCGTCGCCGGGCGGCTGGCAGTAGAGCGTGTCGCGCCCGATGTCGTACAGGTAGCGAACGGCGCGGTACCCGTAGCACGTGCCGGGTTTTTCCACTGCGGCAATCGCTGCGCCCTCGAGGCCAAATAGCTCCGGCCGTTCACATCCGCGCGACCCGTCGGGCGCACGGTTGAACTTGTCGCGCGTCTGCCCACCCCACAGCTCCACGATGGCCGGTATCTTGGCCCGCGTCTTGAGGATCATGGCTTTGATCGCACCGTCGTCGCCGAACGCCTCGGCACCGAACCGTTTCCAGCCACCGATCCATGCACCGAAGTCCGAGGCGAGCACCGGAATTTTTCCGTACGTCTGCCTGTCGGGGTGGTGCGAGCCGTTCTGCTTCTTGTAGTCCAGATAGAATTGCAGCGTCTTGCCGGTCAGGATGCTGGCCTGCGCTTCGTAGATCTTCCCATCCCCGTGGAACACGTCCAGTCGCCACTTCTCGCCAGCAATGGCGCTGGTCACAACGGCTTGGATCGCGCTGAAATCCGACATGATCAGACGGTGGCCTGGTGCCGCGATGATCATACTGCGCAGGCAGTCCGCGACCGTCTCGAGCGCATCGCCGTGCATGAGTTCGACGTATTCGAGAGAGCCGGAACGGATGCTGGCCAGCGCCGCTTCGATCTTCTCCGGCGTTTTCAGCTTGCCGCTGTACAGGTTGGCCACCTGCACGTCGCGGCCGTTCCATAGGCCGGTGTGCGCCCCGTGGTAGACGTACTGGTCGCGTAGTCTTCCGTCGCGGCACACCTGCGCACGCATGGCGTACAGCTTGCGGACGGAACCGAATGCGAGCATTTGCCGGATCTTCAGGACGCGTAGTACGTCGGGTGGGTAGTCGCGCTTCAGCGCTTCAGTCACGGTCTCTTCGTCGAGTTCGTGGAGTTCTACGCCCCGCCCGGCCATCCAGCGCAACGTCGCCGCGACTTCGGTACTCGCCTCAACGGCGCCACCGGTGAGGGTGCGGAACTCGCCGTTGTACTTGGCGAATGCCTGCTCTACGATCACGATGCACGCGTTGATCGCCGGCACGTCCAGCATCATGCCGCGCTGATTGATTACTTGGTCAATCTGCCAGATGGCGAGTTCGCGTGGATGCATCTCGGGCATATTGGCGGCGCACCACATCTCGGCGCGCACGTCCTGCTGGCAGTACTCGTACAGCGCGGCGAAATCCTCCGGTGCACTCCACGGGTGCAGCCGTAGCTCGCTGTTGGCCTTGGTGGGCTTGCGCGGCACGCAGCACAGCTTGATGAGCGCCTTGCCGCGCTTGTCTTTGGCCTCGAATACGTTCACGTGGGGGCCCTCGGTACCTGAAGCCGCAAGTCCCAAGGCCCGGTATGTCGCGAGGGGCAACGATACGACACTTCACGTGGACCGCGATTCCATGGGCCGGAGGGCGCCGTGCCTTTTACCACCACTTGGTTGCACTCAGGGCACCAGCCGCGAGGCATTTTACCCTCGCCGGCTGGATGAGTGGTCTGCCTGAATAGGTTACTCATAACCGCAACCATCCCCGCATGTAGCTGAATGCGCCCGCCCGGCTGAATCCGCGCGCTTCCAATGCCTTGATCTGGATCAGCACGGAATTCGGCGGGTCCGGGACGCCCAGCCAGTTGCAGACGGTGCGTGCGTAATCGTTCATGGTTTGCCAGCCTGCGCCCGCTGGCGCGCGTGGTCGGGGTGGTCTTCGTTGTTGCAACCCTTGCGGATCGCCCATTGAGTAAAGTCGTTCCGAAGGCGTATCAGCCCGCACTTGACGCAAACCGACCAGTGGCAAATTTTGCCGCTGAAATTGTGTGGTTCCATCACGAATGGCTCGTTCATGGCCCGAAGTTCGACCAGTCAATCGGTGCAACCGTGGTCGGCTGCTGTGTTGCAAGTTTGGCGCGCAGATCGATCAGCTCCTGCGCCATGCGCCGCACCTCGCCGGTGTACGCCTCGCCGGTCTTAGCGACCGCCGCCAGCGTGGAGTCGGGTACGCGGTCAAAAAGGGATGCATTCATTGCAATAACACCCGTTACGGTGAGGGCTACTTGTAGCGTCATGTTGGACGTTCGGTCGATTGACATTGAATGGCTCCGGTGCGGCTCGGTGGGTGTGTAGGGACAGTACCCCTCCAGCGTCATCAAGTCCACGAGGGAAACCGTTAGCTGCACTGCGAGCCATAGAACATCGCATCTGACTGAGCAACAGCTTGGGCCAACCGTAGCGAGGCGTACAGTGTATGGACCACACTTGCCACTCGAAAGACGCGTTCCAGGCTTGTAGCGGGCCTCCGCGCGCGACGTGCTGCAGCAATTCGTGCGGAGGTTCGCACCCGGGTAGCCAAAGTTGCACGTCGCCCGGGCGCATCGAATAGGCCATGCAGAGCACTCCGAAGGTCGGGTGCTCGATGTAGTTGCGGGCGCCGACCAGCGGTAGGCCGTTCTTTTTGCTGCCCGGTTCCGTGCCGGTCCACACAAGTTCCGACCGGGGTTTGCCGCCCGGCGTGATCCACTCGCGATGTGCCTGCTGGAAGCCTGCTTCGCTGTAGGTTTCAAAGTCTAGCGAGGGGGTGAATGTTTGCATACGGCTGCGCTCTGCGGTAATCCGGGTTGCGGCGCCGCTCCGTCACCAGACCAGAGCGCAGCCGTATGCAAAGTCTCACAGGCAGCGGGCTCGGTTTCATCGCCACCCCGCTTGTTTGGCCGGACTGCGCTAAAAGGCTCCGCCGAGCCCGCTGCCTGTGAGACTCTTCGCGATGCGCACCGTTGCCCGTCGCGGCTTCGGTTAAGCAAGTCGGGCGGACCGGCCCTACGCACCGCAACCCGGTACGCATCGCGAAAAGTGCCGGTTACGATTATCCGGCGTCACCTACTGTTCTGGGGTGACCGTTTGCCCCCTTGGGCGGCCCGTCTTTCCGGGTTGTCAGGCTGTTCTGCCCGCGCTCGGCGGGAATAGGCGGCCGTGCCTTCTTTCAGACCATGTACCCGTGGGCGCGCAGCAGCTCATCCGTCCAGCCACCCGCAGCTATGAACGCCTCATACGTCACACCGTTGGCCTTGGCTGTCATCTGCCGCACGGGTGGAGCTACCGGAGCGGTGGGCGCGACAGGGGCGGCCGGTGCACCGGGGGTTAGGAACGACGGGTGCGGCTGCACGGCGGTGGGGGCGGGTGCGGCTGTCCCCGCGGGGGCACTGGCCGTAGCAGCCGCAGCCTGCGGAGCCGTTGCGCCCGCCGGCAGCGTGCCGCCAAAGCCGAGCTTGGTTGGGTCGGGCCGATTGGCGCTGACGATCTCCTGTCCCTTGCCCGCGAAAGCAACGACATCGTGGTTCAGGTAGCAGCCCGCGTTCTGCGGCCGGTTGTTACTGCCCTTGCAACTGCCGAACACCTGCAGGTAGTCCCCCTTCTTGATCTGCTTCTGTGCGCGGAGGGCGAAGTTCTCCGAACCGTTTGCATTGACAATCGCAGCTTCGAACCCGGAGCGGAAGAAGAGGATCCAGCAACCCGGCCAGCCCTCGTGATCCTTTGGAGCCTTGGTGTTCGGGCGGCCACTGACGGCGCTGTCGCCATCCTTGACCTTGAAGGAGAACGACGGATGGTTGCTCTCGCCGTTCGGCCAATCGGCCGCGGCGGTAGCGGCGATCTGCGCGCCCCATGGCTCTTGACGCCAATCGCGGCCGGGAGTCTTCGGGATGGCGTAGCCGAAGGAAATGTGCTGCTTCTCGTCGGGCAGCGTCTCGCCCTTGTCGCCCTTTGTGACCCAATCGAAAATACTGCCGCTGACCCAGCGGCCAACGGGAAACATGATTTGAACTGTGGTGGACATATGCGTGCGTGATGCCTCGTGTGAATCGGTTGGTGCCCGCGGTCAGCGGGCAAACAGTTTGCCGGTTTTGATACGTTTCAGCTGCATTGCGGCCGGTGGTCGGGTTGCGAGCGCGTCGATCATTTCGGCTGGGACAAGCTTACGATCTTTCGCTTGTGTCGGCGTGACCGGCTCCGCACTTTTGGCCAATTGTGGGTACAACCCCAATGCGGCCTGCGGATCGTTCCACGCGAGGGGACTGCGCCCGGGCTGCATGCCGTACCCGTTCACCGTTGCACCACCCCGTACCGCCGCCTCGGCTTGTGCGAATAACCCGGTGCGGCGCGCCTCGAGTAGCGCCATCGTGTCGTCGATCAACGCGAGCTCGATGCCGAGCGCACCCGGGTTCAGCTCGTTCGGCTCGGCCCGCCGCCCATAGTCGGCCGCGGCATACCCGTGGTTCTGCAACTCGTAGCACACGTGACGCGCGGGACAGTACTTGCATTCCGGGCCACGCCGTAGCCGCGGCGCCGGACCGAGTGCCTCGAGCACGGCGTAGCGCGCCTCGATGACTCGCTCCGTAAGCTGCTTGGTGCTGATGGTCCACGTGTGCACCGGCCCGCCCTGGTGGTACCCGCGAGGCTGCACGATCGTCATCTGGATCGTGGTGGCCTCGCGGTGGAAGCCGGTCAATTGCAGCTCCGTCATCATCGCGCTCGCCGCACCGATCAGCTGCCAGTTGTTGACCGCAGGCACCTCTTCGAACCCGTACTTGTAGTCCCCCACGTGAAGTACGTGCGTGTCCCAGTTGTACCCGCGGAAGTCCGGCGTGCCCCAACATTCCGTGGGGTGGATGTCGGTTGCTTGCGTGGGTATCTCGAGCAGCCCGCCACCGGTGGACCGCACGTATTCGGCCCACATCTCGGCTCCGCGCCGCATGCCGGGGTCGATTTCCTCCGGTGCCTTGCCGTCCGCCGCGAGCCGCACGTGAGTCGGCACGATTCCGCCGGACTCGGCTACCCGTAATGCAAACGTGTGGGCTATCGTGCCCTCTTCTGCCGGATCGGTGGGCGGGTCCGGGTATTTCTCGCATAACCCCACGCTGCCCGGGCACTGCACCGTCCGGGCGAGCGAGGAGAATGCGATCCGGGCGTGGAGGCTCACAGCAACACCCCGTCACGTCGACGTTCGCAAAGTCGCTGTTCGGCCTCTTGTCGGTACAGGCTGCGGTTTGCGACCGGTATGCCGGCATTGATGACGCGGCGGCAAATGCGGTCATGCTCCGCGTACGTGACGAAGCCTGTACCGGCGTAAGACCCGCCGCGCTGCGCGGGTTGCAACCGCGGGGCGCCATCGGTTCGCTTGAACGGCCCGCGACCAGGGCCCGCTTTGGTACGGCTGCGCAGCTTACCGCCTCGATGGCCGCCAATCGGGAACATGTCAATCAGCGTTGGGTTACTCATAGTCCTGCTCCCGGGAACAGAGTGCGTAACCGTGCGAACACGGCCGGCACGAGCGATTGGTTCTGTACGAGTCCCTGCAGCGTGTCGACGCCGGTCAAACGCGCTTCGGCCGCTGCAGCACTGACGGCCGCCGCCAGATCGTCACCGGTGATTTTCTTGGCGGTCAGCGCCGGGCTGACGGCGCGCATGAACTCGGGGAAATTCTTCGGGCACTCAGCGATTGTCGATACCGGAGCCACAGGAGCAGGCGCACTCGGTACTGGTGCACTCGGCACCTCCGCAACCGGTACGGCCGGTACCGTCACAGCGGGCGCAGTCTCGGCGGCCGGTGCCGCTGGAACTAGAGGGGCGGCGGGCACCTCAGATACACGCGTTGAGGCGACCTGTTCAGCCGTAAGCGCCAGTTCCAACCGCGAACCGTTTGCCGGCAGCAGCGCGCCACCATACGGCACTACCGGCATCGTCGGCACGAGTTGCAACTGCGTGGCGGCACGCTTCGCACGGGTGCGCTTGGCCGGCGGGTCCGCGGCCATGGCCTCCAAGGGTGTAATCGCCGGAGTAATCAGGTCGGGCGTCGGCTGCACCGGGTCGGACGTCGGCTGCACCGGGTCGGAAGTGAGCACAACCTTGTCGAACGGGAACGCCGTGTCGCCATCGGTTAGGGACACCGGTTCAACCTGCTTGGTCTGTCCTGCATAAGTCTCGCTGATACCTTCCTTCGGGTCGCAGCCGGTACCTCGGTACTCGGCAACCGCCAGCAGCATCGCCGCGAGCGCGCGCAACTCGTGGGCCGGCTCATATCCATCGATCTTGATTCGCATCGCAGTGTGACTCCCGTCGTGGTGTGATGGCGCGAAATCTAGCAGAATGCCGCCTGACCGCACGCGCACCCCGTCACACATTGGAGCAAACGACACATGGGACTCATGCACTACGCCCGCAGGCTCGACGAGACGAAGGGCCGTCCGCTCGCCCGTTTGTGGTTGCACGTCGTCGCCCTTCCAATGCGGTTTCGCATGTGGCGGATCGGGCGTCAGCTGGCCCTGCACCGTTACTAATATGACCCGCCCCTATCAAACCCCGTCACATATTGGAGCAAACGCATGTATTGGTGGTACCGCAACGTTTACAACGAATATGGATTCGAGATACCCGGCTACGATTACGAAACAGCCGGCGAAGCCGAGCGGCAGGCGCGGCTCGCCATCAAATCGGGGCGAAAATTCGTTCGGCGGGAGATAGTAGGCCGAAAGGGCCATGTTCTCCGCCCGCCGGTAGGCGGCACGTCCAGATGACCCGCCCCTACCAATCCGAGTGGGTAGCCAACGTCGAGTCCGCATGGGCCGGCGGCGCCCGCAACGTCATGGCCACGATGGCGACCGGTGGCGGCAAGTCATACTGCATCGCCCGTATCGTGGAGCGCGCCGACTGCCCAACGCGCATCGGTGCCCACCGAGGCGAGCTCGTGGGCCAACTGTCACTGGCGCTCAACCGGGAACGCGTACCGCACGGAATCATGGCGCCCGCGCCGCTGGTCGCTGACATCTGCAAGTCACACCACGAGAACCACGGGTACTCGTTCTACAAGGCCCGCGCGCCGGTGCAAGTCGCCAGCGTGCAAACATTGGCGTCGCGCGGCGAGGATGCGCGTGATGCGGAACGGGTTGGCCTCGTGGTTATCGATGAAGGGCACCACGTTACTCGCGGCACTGTGTGGGATAAGATGGTGCACATGTACGCCAACGCAAAGGGGCTGTTCCCCACGGCGCACGCGATCCGTGGGGATCACAAAGGGCTTGGCCGCGATGCGCACGGGCTCGCGGATGCGCTGGTGGTCGGCCCCTGCTTCCGCGATCTGGTGGACCTTGGGTACCTATGCGATTACCGGCCGATCGTCGGGCGCAACACCGTCGATACGTCGAATGTCCCCGTGGGAACAACGGGCGACTACAACCAAAAGAAGCTACGCGCAGCCACGATGGCCAGCAAAACAATCGTCGGCGACGTGGTGTCACACTACCTTAAGTATGCCGGCGGCAAGCTCGGCATCACCTTCTGCGTCAGCGTGGAGGAAGCCGAGCAGCTGCAGCGGGCGTACAGCAAGGCGGACGTGCGCGCCGAGATCATCACGGGCGAGACTCCCACGCTTGTACGCTCGCGGCTGATGCGCAAGTTTCGCGAGCGAGATATCCTCGTGCTGCTAAGCATAGACGTGCTCGGGGAGGGCGTTGATGTGCCGTCCGTCGAGGTTATCAGCATGGCGCGCAGCACCGCGAGTTTTCAGGTGTTCGCGCAACAGACGGGTCGCGGCTCGCGCGTGTCGGTCGGCAAAGACTGGCAGGCAGTGTGGGACGACATCGGGGTGGAGGGCCGCAAGGCCGCCATTGCTGCCAGCGGGAAGCCAAAGTTTGTCCTGATCGACCACGTAGGAAACGTCGAGCACCACGGTTTACCGTGCGTGCCGCGCCGCTACTCACTCGACACGCGCGAAGCGACGCGCAAGAAGAAAACCGAGGATGATGTGCAAATCCGCGTCTGCCTGAACGCCGAGTGCCTGTTCCCCTACCCGCGCGAGCTCGACTGTTGCCCCCTATGTGGCACGCCCAAGCCGCCACCGGTTGCGCGCAGCGCACCGGAATACGTGGAAGGCAACCTGCTCGAGCTAGACCCGGAAGTATTGGCCGGCATGCGCGAGGCCGCTATGCGAGCCCTTGATTTGCCTACACTACCAGTCCACGCGGGGCCGGCCGCAGTCGCCGGATGCAAGGCTCGACATCGCGAGAAGGTTGACGCTATCGTGGCTCTCAAGGATACCATGGCGC